TACGGAATTATGTATCAAGGTACATTAATGGTTGCTAAGTATGCTCTTGGTCATGGAATCCTAAGACCAGAATGTGCTGCAACAATTAAACTTGCTGCTTCTTAATTTCAATTTATAGGGTATCTTATTATTAGATACCCTTTTTTTTATACCCATGTATCATTCAACAAAGAAAAAAAAGAACAAACAAAAAGGTGGAAGAGACTCCCTTAAAATGAAAAAGAAAGGATATTAAAGATGGAAGAAGGAAGAAAGTCTTTACAAATTAAAGCATCAAAAAATAAACAGACTCCTAGCTCATGGTTTGTAAAACAACTAAAAAAGAAGTATGACAATCCAAAAGAGGTTAGCAAATTTGGTATCATCTCTAAAGGTAGAAAAGCTAGAGAAGATGCCTTAAAACAATTAAACCAGTATTAATTAAGAGGTACTTATGGCTGTAGCTGCAACAACAGAATTAGAAAGCATTAACATTATGTTGGCTGCTATAGGCGAAGCTCCTATCAACAGTCTTACAGGTACACTTCCTGTTGATGCTCGACTAGCACAATCAACCCTTACAGAAGTAAGTAAAGAAGTTCAATCGGAAGGGTGGTCTTTTAATACTGAAATAGATGTAACTCTTACTAGAGATGTATCTAATCACATATCTCTTTCAACAGATGTTTTAAGAGTTGATCCTAATATTCATCAACATCCTACGATAGATGCAATACAAAGATCTTTAAAACTGTATGACAGGTTAAATAATAAATATGAATTTGATGAAGATCTTATTTGTACTATTGTTTACTTTAGAGATTTTAATGAAATTACAGAACCTGCTAGGCGATATATAACAATAAAAGCTGCTCGTATTTTTGTTGATAGATTAGTTAGTGATGATGGATTAAGAACTTATACACAACAAGATGAAACTAGAGCAAGAGCTATCTTGATGGAGACAGATTTAGCTAATGGAGATCATAATGTTCTGAGAGGAGATCCTTCTTTAACAAGTGTCTTTGATACTTATTCACCTTCTAGTGCTTTGATTAGGTAACAATGGGTTTAATCTCAAGAGCTATACCAACTTTACTAAGGGGTATATCACAAGCTTCAGATGCAACTAAGCAAGATGACCATGCTGACTTACAAGACAATGCTGATAGCAATCCTGTCTTAGGTCTTACAAAAAGGTCAGGTCTTGAATATGTATCAACTATTTCTAATACAACTTTAGGTAATGTACATATTCATACTATTAATAGAGATGTAAACAGAAGATTTATTTCTGTCTTTAGTAATGGAAATGTAAGAGTTTTTGAGTTAGATGGAACAGAAAGAACGGTACAAAAACCTGATGGCACAACATATTTAAATACAACAAATCCTAGAGATGATATAAAAACTGTTACTATTGCAGACTTTACTTTTGTTGTTAATAAAACCAAAGTAACTGCAATGGATACCACCACTTTATCTAGTGGGAATATTACGCAAGCTATAATTTTTGTAAGTCAAGTATCAAATAGCACGACATATTCAGTCACGATTGATGGAGTAACAGTTTCTGATGACACTTCTTCAGATTCAACTTTAAGCACTACACAAGTTGCAACTGATTTAAGAACAGGTTTAGCTGCTGGTTTAACAGGTTTTACATTTCAACAAAATGGTCCTGTTGTTCATGTAAAAAAAACAGATGGATCTGATTTTTCTATAGATGGAAATGACACACAGGGTAATCAAGATTTAGTAATAGTAAAAAATAGTATTCAAAGATTCTCTGACTTACCAACAGTTTCACCTCATGGTTATGTAGTAGAAGTAAATGGAGATGATACAACAGATTTTGATAATTATTACGTTAAGTTTGTTGCTAACAACAGCACCACTACAGGTACGTTAGAAGAAGGGCATTGGGAGGAATGTGCAGAATCAGGTATTCCTTTTAAATTTAATTACGACACAATGCCACATATTCTTATAAGGCAAAGTGATGGTGATTTTAGATTTGCAAGAGTTGATGGTGATACATATACAGATCTAAGTACTTCTGGAACTTACAGTCAATCAGGAACTACTGTTACTGTAACTTCTGCAAATCATGGATTATCAAGTAGTGATTCAGTACAATTTGATTTTGTTTCTGGCAACGCTGTTGATGGTACTTTTACAGTAACGGTCACAAATGCAAATACGTTTACGTTTACAGCAGCAGGTTCTTTAACAACAACTGGTAATGTAGCCTTTGGTAAAGTAAACAATTCAACCTTACCTAAATGGGGAGAAAGAACTGTAGGTGATATTGTTTCTTCACCTGACCCTTCATTTATTGGTAAGACTATAAATAATGTATTTTTCTATAGAAGTAGACTAGGAGTATTAGCTGACGATAATGTCATACTTACAACAGTATCTGAGTTTTTTCAATTTTTTAGAGAAACAGTTTTAACTATTGTTGATAGCGATCCTATAGACGTATCAGCTTCACATACAAAAGTATCAATATTAAAACACGCTGTACCAATGGCAGAACAATTAATATTATTTTCTGACCAGACACAATTTGTTCTTACATCATCATCTGTTCTTACTCTTACACCTAAAACAGCTACGGTTGTAGTTGCAACAGAATTTGAAAGTAGTGATTCAGCAGCACCTGTAGCTTCTGGTAATAGTATTTATTATCTAACTAAGAAAGGAACTTTTGCTGGTGTAAGAGAGTATATTACACAAGAAGATTTAACAATAAGAGAAGCAGCTAATATAACTGTTCATGTTCCAAGATTAATTCCAGTAAATATATTTAAATTAGCTATTTCAACAAGCGAAGATGTTTTACTTTGTCTAGGAACTGATAATCCTAATAAATTATTTGTTAACAGATGGTTGTTTGGCCCTCAAGGAACAAAAATTCTTAACTCTTGGTCTACTTACACAATTAATTCAAATAGAACCATACTAAATGCAGATTTTATTGGTACTGATTTATTTTTAGTAATACAAGAAGCTAATGGTACAACTATAGAAAAGATACCATTTGAAGCAGACGTAAAAGAAACTAATGCAACTTTTAAATTCTGCCTAGACCATAAGGTCACAGAAGCCACTACAGGCGTATCAGTAGCCTACAACGCTTCTACTGATATTTCTACGTTTACTGTTCCTTATAGATTAAGAGCAAATATGAATGTGGTTGGTAGATATTTAGCTAGTGGAGAGACAAGCACATTTGTTGATACGCAAGGTAATACCAAGACTTTAAAACCAGGTAGGCTTATTCCTACGTCAAATTCTACTGATGGATCAACATCTACTATTACAGCTAGTGGTGATTTTAGAAATAGTAAATTTATTATTGGTGAACCATACGAAATGCACTATAGGTTTAGTCAAAGAAGATTGATTCAAGGAGGACAAGGCAGAGATGAAATTTTAAGCGGTAGATTGCAACTACATCATTTTTATATAAAGTTTGAAGATACAGGATTTTTTAAAGTAGAAGTCACCCCAGAAAATAGAAGTACATCTACACATAAATTTACTGGTCGTTTTCTTGGTTTAACTTCTTCTACATTAGGAAACATAACTTTAGAGTCAGGTACTTTTAAAGTGCCAATAATGTCAAGAGCAGATAGAGTAGATATAGATGTAAAGAATGACACATTCTTACCTACACAACTGGCAAGTGCTGAATATGAAGCTATGTTTCATTTAAGATCTAGACGTACTTAATGGGTTATTTAAGAAAAGCTAATTTAAAAGATCTTAATTATGTATGTGAAAACATGAGAGAGATGGATCGTCTTGAAGCTGTATATCAAACAGGACAAGAACCAGCAGATGCTTTGCGTCTTACATATCTAGCAGGGGAACAAGTCTTAACAATAGCTGGTGATGACGATCAACCTATGGGCTTATGTGGAGTTATTAGAGATGGTTGTATATGGATGATATGTACTGATGAATTATTTACTAATAAGAAATATAAAATACAACTTGTAAGAAAAGGTAGAAAATGGGTAGATAGCCTATTGAAAAATTACAAAATCCTATATAATTTTGTATATGCAGAGAACGATTCTGCTATTAAGTGGTTAAAAGCTCTTGGGTTTACATTTGTTAACTATCACGAAAAATATGGAGAGCAAGAAAAACCCTTTTATGAATTTCTGAGGATAGCCTAAATGTGTTCAGTACCAGCTATGGTAGTAGGTCAAGCGGGCTTAGGCTTGTTTCAAGGTCTTGCTATGCGTAGTGCTGCTCAAGAAAATGCTAGACAAACATATAAAATGGGATTACGAGCAAACCAATCAGCAGAAGAGTCATTTGGTAATCAACAATCAGCTTTAGGATTTAGACAAAGAGAAAATCAAGCAATAGCAGCACAACAAAAATTAGCAAAAACAATACAAGGATTGCAAGCAAGAGGAACTGCAAGAACAAGTGGTATAACAGGTGTAACTGCTAGATTGATATTAGCGGATTCAGAAAGACAAACAGCTAATGCAAGAGAAGCTATAAATCAAAGTTTAGAATCGGCAACTCGTCAGTACAGAAGAAATGTACAAGGTCTTGTAGCACAACGAGACGATAGACGTAATCAAATACAAAGTCAGATAAATCAAGCATATAATCAGATACCTTCTTTAAGTTCAGTTATCTTGGGAGCAGCTTCCCAAGGACTTTCTACCTTTGGATCAGTTTATGGTGATCCAGCATTTAGCTAATGACTAACAGTTTTCAAAGTACAGCTTTTCAATCTGCTACAAGCCCTGTAGATACTTTTGTGCAACCTGTAACTGTACAACCTAAAAGTAGCATAGAAGAATTAGCTGAGATATTACAAGCAGTCAACCCAGGAATACAAACTTTTTTGGACTCAAGAATTAAAAATAAAATTGCAGAAGAAGAACAAGAAGGAACTGAATTAGCAATAGAAGATGCTGCTAAACAATTTAAAAATATAAGTAGAAGTGTTAAAAAAACAGATGGGGAAAAAGCTGCTAGGCAACTTATTGGTGGAAGTATTTTTGCTGATCGTGCCTATCAAAGAACTAAAGCAGAAATTTTAGGTAATAATTTAAAAAGCACTTTATCTAATAGCTACGCAACTACACAGGTAGATGGAAAACCTCTAAATACTTTTTCTTTACAGTCGCCACAATTTCAGACATGGCTAGAAGGAGAAAGATCAAGAGTTGTTGATCAATTAGGTGATATAAATCCTACTTATGTAAATAAATACTTTTTACCAAAGTTAGCTGATGCTACAGCTAATGTAACCTCTAGTCATATTGAACAACATCAAGAGTTTCAACTTGAAAAATTAAAAAATTTAGCTGTTCCATTAGTAAAAGGAATAATAGTAAGTGATGACGAAACAGATTTACAACTAATATCAAATTTTGAACAAAGCATGAATGATTTAGGTCTTGTTACAAAAGACAGAAGTGATATTAATAAAACATTAGTAGGGGTTTTACTTGATCAAGCAGAAGCTGTTGGTCTTTCTGGTGGTGGTGATATGGATGGAGCAACTCGTATCTTAGATATTGCTAAACAATTTCCTTACGGTGTTGATGGTAATTTAAATTTAACTGCTCATCCTGATTATCAAAATAAAGTTAATAGTTTAAAAAAATCAATTAACAACTACATTTATGAATATGAAAACAGAAAAGATGTAGAAAGAAAAAGGATACAAAGAGAGGATACTATAACCCAATTAAAACAATTTGCAGAAACTGGTGATGCTGAAATTATTACCAATCTTATAAAAAAATATCCACTTGATGCTACAAAAATATCTACATCTGGGGTTGCTATTGATGGAAACACACTAGAAAGATCTGCTCAACTTGAGACAAACATGATAGGCGGTTATTTTGAATCATCTAAAGAAGCAAGCATAGCAGCTTTACAGTGGTATCAAGACCCAAGAACACCAAAAACTGTTCAAAACAGAAACAGATTAACTCAGTTATTAGATACTGCTGAATCTGTAGAAAGAGGTGATTATACCGAAATTAATAAAGGTCTTACAGAATTATCAACTCAATTAAGAGGTGAATTTAGTAGTCCTAATTTTATTACATCTTTAACAGGCCAATTAAATGACAAAGGCTCTCGTAAAGTAACAGATTTTTATAATGCAGCAAAACTTGAACTATATCAATATCGTCTTAGTGAAGAAGGTCGAAATGCGAATACTTTGCAAATTATTGAGAAAATAGAATCTGTTAAAGAAAAATATATTCTAAAGGCAAGAGAATTAAATCCACCACTAAATATTGAACCTGGAGTATCTGACGAGAAAAAAGGTAACGATATGTCTGATATAGAAGGTGATGCCAACAGTAATTTAGAAGCTGGTTTTTTCAGTGATGATGAGACTCCAACTACGGTAACTGTTGAGTTGGGCGATACCTTAACTCAAATAGCAGAACAGTTTGGAGTGCCATTGCAAGCTCTTATAGAGGCAAACAACATAACTAATCCAGATTTAATAGAAGAAGGAGATGAATTAATCGTACCAACTATTGGAGAAGCACCACCTGTAATTAGTAGTGGTAGTAAGCAACAAGCTATTGTTTCAGCAGCAAACGAATTAGGAGTAAGACCCGAAGACCTGGCTGCTGTAATTTCACAAGAAACAATGGGTACATTTGATCCTCAAATAATAGGTGGAGAAGGTAATAACTACAAAGGATTAATTCAATTTGGTATTCCAGAACGTAAAGCTTATGGATACCGAGATGGCATGAGTTTTGAAGAACAATTATTAGGACCAGTTGTAAGGTATTTAAAAGATAGAGGTGTCAAACGAGGGCATGGCGTAAAAGAGTTATATGCAGCTATATTGACAGGTAATGTATCAACTTTGGATACTGATGGTTTAACAAGAAAAGATTCTTTTGGAACTTCAGTAGAAAGTGCTTTACCAGAACTTAATAAAGGAGGTTCTCATTACAACAACGCCCTTGATTTCCTATCAGAACAAGGAAAGTTTAAACAAAATTCTAATTAATTATGACTGATTCAAATCCAATAGGTCGTTTTTTTGAAAGCAGACAAGAAGCTGGTAAAGAATTTCGTGAGAAATTAAAAAAAAGTGGAGAACAACTTAAAAAGACTAAAACCTCTAAAGTTATTAGAGGTGCTTTATCTGGTCCTTTAAAAGCTGTAAATGAAACTGTTGAATTTGTAGATGATATTTATGATTACGCTGTTGGCAATCCATACGATAATAATGAACTTATAGATTTACAAGCATTAGGTCTTGAAATAAAAGGTGATAAAGAAGATTGGGCTTATACGATGCCACAAGCTATAACACAGTTTTTACTACCTGCTGGTGTAATTGGTAAAGGACTAAAAGGTACAAAGCTAGTAGCAATGAACAATGCTTGGGCTAGAAATGCTCTTGCAGGTTTTATTACTGACGCTGTTGTGCAAGATCCATATGAGGAAAACTTGTTCAATATGATTGACAAGCATCCAAGGTTAGCAACACCTATAAGTGATCTTTTAAAAGCTAAAACACAAAAAGAGATAGGTGTAGCTGAAGCACGTTTTAGGCAAGCAAGTGGTGGATTGGTAGCAGGTGAAGCTCTTACTGCTTTTGGTGTAGGTGTAAAAGCAATTAAAAAAACACCTGAGTTGTATGAAAGGATAATAAAAAGACTAGCAAGACGAGATGAAATATTAATGACAGATAATGTCGTTGATAATCTTGGGGATGAAATGATAGATCTTGGTCTTAATAAACAACCTACTAAGGTAACACCTAAAAATACAACACCAGTAAAGTTTGATTTACCTGATACCAGAGGACAAAACGAGTTTTATCATGGTGCTGCTAGTGAAATAAACCTTGTAGAAGGTGGTGAATTTGGCAAAGCTGTAGAAAATTTATATGGAGATGGTTTTTATGTGACAGAGGATTTAGTAACTGCTGCTAAATACCAAAAGAAAAACAGAGTAAAAGGTAAAAAGCCTACTGGTGTTGTTTACAAAGTTACTGAAAAACAACCTGTAAAGTTTTTTGATTTAGACGCACCTGCGACACCAGAGAGAATAGATCAACTTCGTAACATTTTTGATGTTGATGCTTATGACGAAGTTGATATTATTGATAGAGCTTTAGATAATGTTGGTTCAAATGCTAGTATTGCTCAAATTTATGATGAAATAAAATTAATTTCTAATGCTAATGATCTTAGTGCTAATACTACAGCAGACTTATTTTCTTCTTTTACTGAAGAATTACAAAGAGAAGGTTTTGGTGGCTTAACACATCAAGGAGGAAAGAAAGCAGGTAAGAATAAAAGACTACATCAAGTAAGAATATATTTTGATCCAGCTAATTCCTTAGAAATAAATAAAGTAGATTTAGATCAATTAGGAACAGTTGCTAGTGATAGTGAATTAGTTACCAGAAAAAAAATAAGAAGTCAAAAAGGTAAACAGAAGTTTCAAACAACTGATACACCTGTAGGTTTTGAAGGCAGAAATATGAATCTCTTTAGTGATGATCCTAAAGAAGTTGCAAAAATAAAAGCTGCTTACGAACAAGAATTAAAGGAATATTATCCGAAATATAAGAATATAGTTACTGATGATATGTTGATTGAAGATGCAGATGATTTTTTAGAACAAGAGGTAATACAAGAATTAAAAGAATTTTCAGATAAATATGGTTTTAAATTACCTGTCTTGATGGCTGCTTCTGTTAGACGTATTTCTGGTCTTGCTGAAAATTTAAGTGATGGTGGTAAATTATTGAAAACATTACCTACTGGATCAGAAGAAGCAAAGATTTTAAAAAGAAAACTTGCAATACAAACAATAAATTTTTATAGATTAATAACTGGTGATAGTAGGGCTGGTACTGTTGTAGGTAGAGCTTTATATGCACGACAACTAGCAAATGCACCTAATCCAGTAACAGGTCAAACACCGTCACAAGTAACAGCAAGCAATATACAAGCAAAAAGAGCCGAAGAAATAAAAGGTGGTGGATCAGAAATCATAAGAGATGTAGCTAAAGATATTGATGATACATTTCAAAATTTAGGTTTTACTCAAGATGATGTACTCAAAGCTTTAGAAGAAGATAATTTTGAAGGGTTTGCTGATTTTGCAAGTAAACTAGCTGCTGCACATGGCGATCCGTTTGTTTTACAAAAATTTGTTAAAGAAAGTTTTGCAGGTAAATTATTAAAAATAGGTAATGAACAATTTATAAATGGTATTCTTTCTAACCCTGCTACTCATGCTAGAAATACTATTGGTACTATGATTAATGTAATTAAAGGGCCAGCAGATTTATTAGCAGGTTCAATATCAAAAGAAGGTTTAGATCCTATTTTATTTAGAAGAGCAATGGCTGAGTTTGCCATGTTTAAACAAGCTCAAAGTGATGCCTTGAAATTAGCAGGTCAAGCTTTTAAAGATGAAAGAAATATTTTAGATAAGTCAAGAATGATAGTTGATTCTGGTAACGACCCTACACAAAGATTTGCTATAGCAACACAAGGCGGTACTTATGACGGAGATGGTTTACAGAAAGTAAAAAGTGGTGAGATGAATATGGCACAATATATTAAAAAAGGTCTTATACCTGATCTTGTTAATAGTTTTGGAACTATTAATAGGGTTCCTGGAAGAGCTTTATTAGCAGAAGATGAATACAACAAACAATTATCTTTTAGAATGTTTTTAAAAGGTGAGTTAGTTGAAGATGGTTTAAGAAGAGGATTAGATGGTAAAGCTTTAGATGAATATGTTGATAAAAGTTTTGAACTTGGTACAAGTTGGATTGCTAAAAAAGGAGAAGAACTAGACCTTTCTCTCAAAGA